ATATACCGAGAAGGCAATCGGCAAAGCGAACCTTCAACAAGTCTATGAATACTTTATCTTGATTTCATAGAATGTGCGTTGCGGAAGAGACAACTAAAGTTGTTAGCTTCACTACAGTCCCATAATACTTTACAGAGCAACCGGTAGCAGTTAGTGTCAGAAATAGGCGACTAATTGGGGAATAGATAACACTGGATGACGGTCATGGCAAACATACCTTTCCCATTGGTAGTGCAAATTTGCACTACCATGGCTTCTAATCGGCAATATAGTCCTAATCAAATTAAAGTCTTTAAGTATTAAGTATCGTAAAAAATAAGAACGAACGAAGTGAGTTCTTAGATGAACGAAGTTCATCTCTTAATGACTAACCCAGACTTGATAAATGAATAATTACGGATTAGAAGAATGGCATTTGAGTTTTCTTAGTAGTTTCCAAGTTCTCATTTATAATTTCAGTTATGGCATCACGTTCCTGTATGGACATGTTAAGTATATCCTCATAGGATACTCCACCCCTCATATACCAAGAATTTTGTAATGCGCTTTTCTTGATAGATTTACAATCCTCATCCATTGAATCTAACAGCTTCTGTACCCCTTCCGGGCCAAGGGATAGAAGCCTTATGCGAAAAAATCAGAAACGTTCAATGAAAGAGATTGTTCGTATTCATGTTCACAACTAACACATTTAATTTTCTGTGGTTTAATTGTTGAATTATCTCTAAGTTTGGTTACATATTCACGTATTGCTTCATATGAAGTTTTGTCACAACTTGATAAAAATTCAAGTATATGTTCTCTATCAGTTACTACATCTCCGGGAACAGTTATGGATTCAACTACGGCAGTAATTAGTTCCATATTCATTCTTGTTAGTTTCTTCATAATTTCACTACCATATTTACCTCTGGCATCATTATCTGTCATCTCTTGCATTTTAACAATTTCTTGTTGAATAGTAAATTGTGCCATATTGCCTTCATTTACTTTGATGTATGATAATGGTTTAAATTTAAAAATCAATTCACCTAATACTAATGGTTGATTGTAATCAGTAGGTTTTAATCCGGATAACAAGTAACCTAAGTTAATATTGTACTTGCCTTCCTCTTTACATGACGGACATTCGCTATTGATTTCTAAATCATTTCCACTAGTAGCAGCACGTATTGCTACTAGGATAGCGTCCATATCTACGCTTGGGATAGCCCAGGGGTCTTTAATTGCCGGGACACAGCTTTTGATAATTTCAGGGACAGCAGTTCCATTGAACAAAGCGTCGGGTGTTTTACTAGTAATTTCATCAATTGCAGTCATTGGATATACTGGTAATTCTCCGTTTTCCGGCATATCTAGCGCCCCTTCAGGGTAAAACTCACCTCTGCTTGGTAAGTTAAGATATAATGCTGGTCTACGGAAGTATTGTTTTAGCGGGTTTGACATAGATATTTTCTCCAAAAATGTATTTTTACAAAACATAAATACATGTGTAAACTATTTATTGGTTAAAAAACACGGATAAAATTAATATCATGGATGATGATAAAGAAATATTAAGGGAACTGATTGAAGAACTTAGACTGTTTAAGGAATCCCTGTCTGGAATAAATTCCAATACAAATGAGTTATCCGAGGATCAGAAAAAAGCAAATGCTGAAATAAAGAAACAAAATGAAGCATCAAAAAAAGCTGCTGAAGAAAAAGCAGCCGAACAAAAGAAAATAGATGATGCAGCAGCAGCTATTAGATGGGCTAGTCTATCTGATGCACAGAAAGACATAGAACTTGCTCAAATGCAGGCAAAAAAAGAAGCAGACCAAAAAGCTGCTGAACTTGAAAAAGTAAAAGCCTATGGTAGAGCAAAATCCGAAGTAGAAGCGTCCCAGCTAAAATATATACAACAACGTTCTGATTATGAACTTAAGAGTTATGGGTACATAAAAGATTCTCAAGACAAATATCATAAATTAATTGATGCTCGTGAACAAAATGAACAGAATTTACTAGAACACTTTTCTAAGATATTAGAACAAGATCCTGTACAAAATGCTAAATTTGGAGGTGATGCCCAAGCTGCCAAATATGCTGCTGACCAAGAAAGAATGTATAAGCAGCAGCTAGCGTCAATGAATCGCACTGTTGATGAGTTTGGCAAACTTAAAGATACTACTATTAAATTAAATAGTGAGCAACAAGAGACTATTAAAAAGTTAAAGAAACAAGAGCAGGCATTGGCAGCTTACGAAGAGGCCATGGATAAATTAAAAGATGCGACTAAATTATCTAATCTAGTTATAATGGCTGGCACAGTAGCTTTCACATTTTTAAAAGCTGCTATCATGGGGACCTACAAAGGTCTAATTAATTATGAAAACGCATTGCTAGATGGGCAACGCGGTCAATCAGCACAAGCAGAGATAGTTGCTGCTCAACTAGAGGAAAACGCGGCCGCTTTTGAGAAGCTAGGCGGCTCACTGACCTCATTTGGCACAACTATAATGTCTGCCTCACTAGCAGCAGTTGCCTTTGTTGGACCAATAGCATTAATACCAGCTGCGATAGGTGGATTGTTAGCTTTATTTGGACAAGCATCGGAAGCTGAAGCTGCTATATTAAAACGTCAGGCTGAATTAGAAAAACGCAGAGCCAAAATGGAAGACGACCTGTATCAGCGTTTCCAAGAATTAGGTGAAGCATCAATGACCGGCGCTAGAGGCGCTACAGAATTAAAAGAACAATTATCTAAAGTTGGTCTTACTATTTTAGAGTTTGATAAACTTAATAAAGTACTATCAGCTAATAGTAAAGAAATAGCAATGTTTGGCATTGGGGTTGAAGGGGTAAACAAGTATGTAGAAGTTACCAGCGACCTAATCAACAATGCTAGTTCATTAAGCAGAACTTTTGAGAAAATGGGCATCAGTCAGCAAGCCCAAAGAGAACATGCTGAAAAATACATGGCGTTACAAGCCAGACTTGGTACACTACAGGGTAAAACAACAGAACAATTAAGAAAAGGTACCGAGAATTATATAATAGAACTTGATAAAACTGCCGCATTAACTGGTCTTAATCGTAAAGACCAGGAGCAAGCTAGAGAAGCAGTTATGGCTGAGAAAAGCCTTAGAGCAGCAATGCTTAAGGCACAAGCTGAAAATAACACAGTTGAATTAGCAAGATTACAACGTTACGCTGAATTATCAAAATACTATGAGGCATCAGGTCAAACTGAAGAAGCTGCTGGCATAAGAAAATATGCTGCTGGTGGAGTTACTGATGAACAGACTGCTTATGTACAGGGAGTAATGGGTACAACCTTTGATAGAATCGATAAAGGCATCGGTACTCCATTGGGTGATATTGCTGATTCAATGAAATTATTGAATGATAGATATTTACAATTTGCTGATGTATTAAAAATTACAGGTAATATATCCGGACTTACCGGGGATGTTGCTAAATTTGCTGATGCCAATATATCTATTGCTAAAGCAATGGAAAGGTTGAAAAAAGAAAATCCAAATGCTAACGTAGATGATCTCAATAAACTATTAGAAGAAATAAGAAAGCCTGCTACTGACGGAAGAACAGAAAAAAGTTTAGAAGCAGCTAGAAAAACTCAAGCGGATGCGTTAGCAAAACAAGAAGCATTGTTGAATGGTCAATTAGGAGCCGTAGAGACAATGAAATCAGCAATTGAAATGTTTTTTGATTCAGTCAAAAACTGGTTCAACACGGCTGTTGATAAGTTTTCAAAAGTAATTGACGATTTATGGAAAAAAATCAAAGATTGGACTCCATGGGGGGATAATTCTCCTACCCCTGCCCCTACTACAGCAGTTGAACCTTTTTCTCCTAGCACTCCTTGGTATGCTCCAGCTAGAGTAAAACGTCAGGGCGCTCCTGCTCCATTGGATTATAATATAGATAACATATATGGAGCCCCACAAGCCCCACAAGCCCCAAAAATGGCCGAAGGTGGAATTATTCCAGGAACGTCAAGAGGAACAACAGTTGCGGTTGGTGAAAAAGGTAAACCAGAAGCAATTATCCCATTAGAGCAAGCAACTCAGACAAAAGCGCCTAAAATGGCTAAAGGTGGTATCATTCCGGGCACTGAAGGTGGAACAACAGTCGCAGTTGGTGAAAAAGGTAAACCAGAAGCAATTATCCCATTAGAGCAATTAAAAGGTATGTTAGGTGGAGCAGGAGCAGATAGAGCAGCAGCGCCGTCAGGTGGTAGTGGCAAAAATACTGATACTATTACACAAATTAACGTCACTAATAAAGATAGTGATGCTATCATTACACGACTTAACGTTACTAATAATAGTTTAAATCAAACTAGTACCAAACTGTTAGAGTCTACTAATAAACTGTTAGAGTCTAATAATAAACTTATAGAAGCATCATCAAAACAACTTAAGGTAACTGAAGATAATAATAAATTATTGGGAACAGATGGCCCGTTGATAAAATCTACAAATGCTTTAAAAACTACTGATGACAAATTAATTGTTAGTATGACAAATGTAACAAATATGTTACCTAACGTACTGGCTCAAATAGTGGCAGCAACAGGATATACTGGAAACGGTAGCGAAGCCGGTGGAGCAGCCGGCGGCGCAGGCCCCATTCCACAAGCATCTACTCCGGGCGGGACAGTCAAGGCATCTGCTACAATGCTCAAACAAGCTGGATTGATATTTAATCCAGCGGGTGATATTCAAAAAGATGACGGGGATATTGATCCTAAACTTATTCAAATAGCAAAGCAAGTACAAGCAAGTGTACCTGGATTTATACAATTCAGCGGATTTAATGATAACTATCATAAACAAGGTCAACATTCTAAAGGAAAAGCATTTGACTTTGTTTTAAACAAAGCTCCTTCAAAAGAACAAGGTGCTGAAATAGTAGCAAAACTAAAATCTTTGGGACTGGATTATGCCCGAGATGAATATAATGATCCAAGTGAGACTGCGACCGGTGGACACATTCATGGTCAACTTAATGCGTATGACGGCGGTGTGTTTGAACCAAGACCAGGTGGAGTTCATGTTAATTTAGCTGAAGCTGGGTTTAAAGAAGCAGCAGTTCCATTAAATCCAGGTGAAAAGATTAGAATAGAAAATTCAGAACAACAAACTAACTCACCAAGAAAAGAACCATTAGGATCTGTTCTAGCTGATAATAATGATAGTAATTCATTTAACAGATCGGATATGGCTACTCAAATATTATCAGAATTACATGATCTTATGGAATCAAAACTTGATTCAATGATATCTGCTATTAGAGATGGTAACGATATCTCCGACAAATTATTAAAGTATTCTCAAGTTTAACGCTAAATACTAGATAATATTATGACCTACAAAAAACGTTTTACTAATAAAAGTGGTATCTCTAGTCCAATCGGCGGCGGAAATAGCAACACAGGCGCTTGGAATGGTAGCCCAGGACAGAACGCCTCATCTACTGGTGGCTGGAATAACCATGAGATGGGTTATAAAAACTATATGTCTAGACTTCCAGAAGTCTATACTGGTCATCCAAATCGTATTGAACGATACAATCAATATGAAATGATGGACGTTGATGCTGAAATTAACGCATGTTTGGACATCATTAGTGAATTCAGTACACAGAAAAACGAACACAACGATACCCCATTCAATCTAGCATTCACTGAGGATCCAACCCCTCACGAAGTAGAATTGCTTAAGACACAATTACAACAATGGTGTAAACTAAACGAATTTGGAACAAGAACATTCAAAATTTTCCGTAATACTATCAAGTATGGAGATCAAGTTTTTGTTCGTGATCCAGAGAACTTCAAACTATACTGGATTGATAATACTAAAGTTATTAAAGTTATTGTTAACGAAAGCGAAGGTAAGAAGCCAGAACAGTATGTTATCAAAGACATTAACATTAACTTACAGAATCTTACAGTAGCACAGAAAACTAATTCAGACTTTGCTGCTAATCCAGCAACTGGCTTGGGTGGTACAGGTGGCGGCTCAGGTGGCGGCGGAGGTGGTGGATATACTGTTCCAAGTATGCCCTACAACACTACTGGTAGTCGTTTTACATTAGGTCAAAGCGAATCAGCTATTGATGCTAAACACATTGTTCACTTGAGTTTAACTGAAGGACTAGATCGTTTCTGGCCCTTTGGTCAAAGTATCTTGGAAAACATTTTTAAAGTATACAAACAAAAAGAATTATTAGAAGATGCGGTTCTTATCTATCGTGTACAACGTGCCCCAGAACGTAGAATGTTTAAGATTGACGTTGGTAACATGCCAAGTCACTTGGCTATGGCGTTTGTTGAACGTATTAAGAATGAGATTCACCAAAGACGTATCCCATCAGTTCATGGTGGTTCAGCAATTGTTGATGCTACATACAATCCATTGAGTATGAACGAAGATTACTTCTTCCCGGTCACTGCTGATGGTCGTGGTTCTTCAGTTGAAGTATTACCTGGTGGACAGAATCTTGGTGAGATTGATGACTTGAAGTATTTTAACAACAGATTAGCACGTGGTTTACGTGTTCCAAGTTCATACTTACCCACTGGCCCTGATGACAATACCACTCCATTAA